CACGCAATGGAGAGTTCTTCCGTCATCCGCACAAAGAAACCATCCTTCAGCAATGGTGGGAGCCAGAGCAAAACATCATTGACATGGTTGCTGGCAAAACGCAAGGTGAATGGCGTGATGTACCGCTAGAAACAGAAGACTTCACAAGCAAACAAACTTCAGGTTAAACTCACGTCCTATGTAATGCGCTGAAACAATTGCGTGAAAGGACATATATGCAGAACACAACCAGAATGTTAGCTGTCACTAACATGCAATCTACTGTAGATAACTTTAGAGGAGCATGACATGGCAGAAGGACGAAAGACAGGCGGGAGGGTGGCTGGAACGCCCAACAAGGCGACAAACGAGGCGCGACAAGCCATAGCCTCATTTGTTGATGGAAACGCTCACAGGCTCACTGGATGGCTCGACAAGGTTGCTGAGGGTGTTCAGGATGCTGACGGTGCATACGTGGTTCCACCGAACCCAGCTAAGGCGTTTGACATGTTCCAGTCGGTGGTGGAGTACCACATACCTAAGCTGGCGCGTCAAGAGCATGTAGGGAATGATGACAAGCCACTGGTGATCGAGCACAACGTGAACGTGTTCGGTGAGTTGCTCAAGTCGATTAAGCTGTCACGCCAGTCCGAATGAGCGCACTGGATGCAGTACTGGCTGATCCCAGTATCCAGAAGGAGTATGCAGACCTTCACCCCATAGAGCAGATAGTCGTCAACTGGCAGTTGAAGTGGAACGCTGTGCAGGCGCATAAGCACCAACTTGAGCCAGTGGGTGACTGGTGGAATGTCTGGTTGATGCTAGCGGGTCGTGGAGCAGGTAAAACACGCGCCAGTGCCGAAACGTTGGCAGGGTGGGCATGGGAGCAACCCAACACACGATGGCTTGTCTCAGCCCCAACTAGCGGTGACTTGAAGGGTACGTGCTTTGAGGGTGACTCAGGACTTATGTCGGTGATCCCCTCAGAGTTGATAGCCAAGTACAACTCCAGCCTGCATGAGATCCACTTGATCAATGGGAGCTTCATCAAGGGCATACCTGCGTCGGAGCCAGAGCGCTTTCGAGGCCCACAGTTCCACGGTGGATGGCTGGACGAGTTAGCCGCTTGGGAGTACCTCAGAGAGTCGTGGGACATGATCCAGTTCGGTATCCGTCTAGGTCAGCGGACTAAGCTCATATGCTCCACGACGCCTAAGCCTAAAGACGTCATCATGGAGTTGATTGACCGTGAGGGTGACGACGTGGTGATCACACGCGCCAGCACGTACAGCAACATGAAGAATCTGGCGCCATCATTCCAGAAGCAGATCCTGCAATACGAGGGTACGAACCTAGGACGCCAAGAGATCCACGCTGAGATCATTGACCCTGAGGAGGGCGGTATCGTCCGTAGGGAGTGGTTCAAGCTCTGGTCTAACGGTAAGCCCTTCCCCAAGTTCGAGTTCATCATTCAGAGCTACGACTGTGGGTACAAGGATGGAGCCGCCAACGATCCTACGGGGTGCATTACCTTGGGTGCGTTCAAGCCAATGGACGGCGGTATGTGCGTGATGGTGATCGACTGCTGGCAAGAGAAACTCCAATACCCAGATCTGCGCCCTAAGATCATTGACGAGTTCGAGTCGGTATACGGTGAGGGGAAAGAGAAGAAACGAGTTGACCTACTGCTAGTGGAGGACAAAGCCGCTGGTATCAGCTTGATCCAAGACTTGCAACGTGCGCACCTCCCTGTGATTGGGTATAACCCCGGCAGAGCCGATAAAACCCAGCGCCTAAGCATTGTGTCCAACATCATCCGCGCTGGGCGTGTGTGGGTGCCTGAGAGCAGTCAACGGAAGGGTTTTGTGAGGGACTGGGCAGAAGGGATGGTCAGCCAGATCTGTTCGTTCCCCGATGGCACGGTGCATGACGAGTTCGTTGACTGTATCAGCCAAGGTCTAAGGTACTTGAGAGACGCTGGTTGGATCAGCATAGACGCCCCACCACGCGACGATTACGACGATGATGACATCTATGATGCCGACGAGTTCAACAAACGCGCACAAGGGAAGGTGAACCCGTATGCGGTCTGAAGTGGAACAAACTCCACTCACCGAAGTGGCAACAACTCCACCTGACGTGAAACTTACACGCATAAAGTGTGGACGCGCCATGATGGTGAAGGCATAATGGGTGGCATTCATGAAGGACATTCCATGATCCCAAACAAGCCCCCTATGGGCATCAACGTAGCGAGTGATACCAAGGCAGGGCTGAGGTACGCTGACATGATCGTCGATGGGCATAAGACACTTGAGTCACGCAACAGCGACACACTGCGCCCCTACGTTGGTAAGAGAGTGGCGATTGTCCGCACTGGTGAAGGCAAGGCTAAGGCTATTGGTGAGGTGACCGTGGGTGAACCTAGGGTGGTGAACCAGAAGCAGTTCCGTGCGATGGAGGACGAGCACAAAGTCCCTAAGGGTTCACGGTTTGACATCAACACGCCGACCAAGCATTTGTACCCAATGCACGACCCTGTACGGTATGAGGAAGAGCGCGACGTTGGACATGGCATCGTGTCGCGTAAGGTGATACACAAAGCAAGAGGTGGAGCAGTGGAAGACGACTACCGTAGCGAGCACCAAGCGCCAAGCCCAGACTTTGGCGCACCCATGCATGACGTGACTCGTGATATGTACCCCAAAGACTTTTATAGCCCTAATGGTCTTCGGTACTATGCCGATCACACTGATCCAAATGATCGTGATGCTTACAACAAAGTCACGCGAGTCAAGGGCAAGCCCAATGAGATGGTTTCCATCCATCGTGCGATTCCGACCAAGGTCTACAACGAAGCTTTGAAAAAGGATTCTCCGCTCAAGCACATGATTCGCAAAGGCGACTGGGTTGCCATCAACAAGGATTACGCTAAAGATCACGGAGAAGCCGTATTGTTGGGCGACTATAAAATTGCAAGCATGCGTGTGCCTGCAAAGCACGTATGGACAAACGCAGACTCAATCCATGAGTGGGGCTATCACCCAGATGAAAAAGCTTCTGGTGGCATCATTCACAAAGCAGGAGGTGGATCGGTGGAGCCTACAGTAGATGAAATGCGCCAAGCACTGGCAAAGAAGGGGTCGAAGGATGACTATTTCAGTGTGCTTGAAGAGCGCGACATGTCGAACCCACGATACCGCGAGCACTTGGAAAAGCAACAAGGGCTTGAGGGTAGTTATCCTGAGACATTTGCCGCACCCATTGCTCGTGGCTTAAGTTCAGCGGCTAAGACAGCCAAGGCTATATTTGCACCAGAGAAGCAAACTGGTCAGATAATGAGAAACCCAATTGGCTGGGGCATTCGCGTCCCAAACAAAAGAAGGTTTGACGAGCCGTACACGTACACGTTGCCACCACCAGCACCGTATGTTCCACGAGCACCAGAAGAGATTGCTAATCAAGCGCTGAAGAGGTTGCCTGAGCGGTTTAAAGACGCAGTGATTGATAAAGCTCCAACACATTCCGCATTGAGTGCCAATGACCTAATGGAGTTGGCGCGTATGTACAAAGAAAAAGAGAAGCCACAGAACAAAGCAAAGGGCGGATCAGTAGTGAAAGAACCCAAGAGCACCGTCAAGGCGTACAAGCTGTTCCGTGTGCATAAGGATCACCCCGGCAAACTGTTCCCGCTCTTCGTGGACGCCAACACTCCAGTTGAGATGAACAAGTGGGTGGACGCCAAAGAGGGAGAGATGAAGGGCAACAAGGTCAAGTCAAAGATTGGCGACCTTGCCTATCGCCCCGGCTGGCATGCAGGTGACCTACCCATCGCTACCCACATCGGTGAGAAGTCGCACCCATCGAAAACAGCGCCTGATCGTCGCCCATCTAACCATGCATGGGCTGAGGTGGAGATGCCTGATGACGTGGACTGGCAGTCTGAGGCTACCAAGCGTGGCACCAATGCTCAGGGTAAGCTTGTGCCAGTAAAGGCGCACATCACAGATCAGATTCCTAAGGGTGGACACTATCGATACAAGACCAACCCCAACATGACGGGTAACTGGTTGATCGGTGGGTCTATGAAGGTCAACAAGGTGTTGTCTGACGCTGAGGTGGAGCGCATCAACAAGAAGGCTGGCATGGCTGACCTACCGCGCACTGAACCGTTTGCAAAGAAAACGTTTGGCTTTGCTCAGGGTGGCATGGTCAATGGCTGTATTGCCCCTGAAGAATTTAAAGCAGAAGAGTATGTCAACTACAAATCAAAAGGCGGCGACGTGAAAAACACATTTGACTATGAAGATGCTGACCACGTCGAGAGCGTTGCTAAGATCGCATCAAAGCACAGAGACTTTAATAAAATCCCTGACGTAGTTAAACATCTGTCTAATGCTTTATCTCAAGGTAGTTACAAGTTCATTGAAGACCCACGCATTCAAAGCGCCATCAAGCAAGCTGGTCACAATGGCTACTACATCAACGGCAAAGATGGCAAGCAACAAATTATTCGCAAAGCCGAAGGAGGCGCTGTGTTACCTATCGAAATAATTAAAGCTCAAATGGTGGACAGATTCAAAGGTCTGGGTCAGTTGCAATCCATCGGAGCGAATGAAGCCCCTAGCTTGGGCGTTAAAGCGTATGTACCTACTGCTGGTAGCCCTGATGCAAATCGGATGCCTGTAGGCGGTATAGACACGTCTCAAGGGGATCTTCCTGTGGGTGGTGTTGACATGAGCAAACAGCAAGCAGGTCACCAGCTTATGCCACAAGGGATGGATCAACCACCACAAGCTGGTATGGAGCAAGGGATGGGGCAGATGCCTGCGGGTGACAAGATGCCAATGTTGGGCGGTATGCCTGAAGAGCCAAGTAACGACTTGAACAAAGGTGCAAGCAACATCCTAAGCATGACACCACAAGGTCAAGCTATGTCAGCGATGAAGCCACAAAGTTTGGCTAAGGGCGGTAGCGCTAAGTCGGTAGCAGACATGAAAGCTGAGTTAGCCGCCAAGAAGAGTATCAATGATGGTACGTCTACTAGGATCAAGATCGACGCCGAAGGGCCGGGCGGTGTAAAGGGTATCGTTGTCCCACGCCACATGTGGGAAGGAAAGACCTACAAGGGTGAAGGCGGTAAGAAGGTCGAGGGCATGCGTGATGTCAACGAAGCTCGCGCCAAGGTGTATGGATCTGAAAACCGCGACCCAATGTCCAGTGGACAGATGAATAGTTTGCACAAGAAAGTGTTAGCAGAGCACTTCCAAAAGCCTGTAGAAGAGCAGACAAAGGCTGAGGAAGAGGCGCTGAATAGATTGCGTGAGGCAAAGCACATCGGCAAGACAGCTAACACGCTAGACAAGAGCGAAAAGCTGGACACCGTCAACCACGAGACTGACTCAGCAGGACGTAACTACGTTGGCTTTGCGTCTAAGGGCGTTGCTGGTCACTCTTTGTACACGTCTGGTCACGGTGAGAACCAGAAGCACCATGTGATCAATACGTGCGCTGGACAGACTGTGGGTTGCGGTGGTGGTACTGACAAGAACGGTATCGTGGACACGAGTCGTGGTACGTGCTTTGCACCTAATGCTGAGTCGCAGTATGTGAACGCCGCAGTACGCCGCGCCAGCCACGAGCAAGCCAAGCATGATCCTGCGATGTCAAAGGACTGGATCTTGGCGCATACGGGTTCATTGCGTAACGCCGCAGAGAACGCAGACAAGAAGAACAAGGTTTTGCTGTTCCGTCCTAACGTGGTAGATGAGACGGACGTGACTTCACGCCATGCTATCCGTCACCTGAACGATCAGCGTAAAGCTACGGGTAAGCCCAACATTGAGGCGAACTCATACGGTAAGACCAATGAGTTGCATGACCCTGAGAATGGTTACCATGTGACGCATTCCAACGTAGGCCCTAAAGTTAAAAAGGGCGCGTCGATTGAAGAGAACATCTCTCGTGACAAAGCGCGTGTACGCAACACCATTTTGGCGGCTGACAACAAGGGTGACTTCAAGAACGAGCAAGGTAACAAGACCCCTCCCAAGGGTTCGTACATGGTTACCGACGTCAAGCGTGGCTCAGAGATGTCTAAGAACATGGAGAAGCACATTGATCATGCTAAGTACTGGTCAACAGGACGTCCAAAGAGTGAATTGACGCCAGAAGAGATCTCTCAGGGTGAAGAGGGTCACTACGGTGGTGATCACAAGCCTACGACTGAAGACAAGGCGCACTACGGTCACAAGACTGTTAAGGGTTTGCGCTTTGATTACCAGAAGCAACACATCTTGCACCCACGTTTGGTTCAAGTTGGCTTCAATGAAGACGGCTCCAAGCACATGATCCCTACGGATTCCCGCTTCAAAGACACTGAGTTCTTGCCAAAGAATCGTTTCAAGAGTAAGAATGGCAAAGATGCTGGTCACATTTTGATGACGACACCTACTGAGTCAACAAGCTCGATTGGTCACCAGACATCATTTACGCACCATGTGAACGAAAGCCACATCGAACACGCCAAAAAGAACAAAGGCGAGTACGAGATTGACAAACCAGAAGACCAAATTAAGGCGGCAGGCAAAGAATATGTTGCACCTCAAGCTGTTAAGTTTTACGCTGAAGGCGGTACCGTTGGTGGTCGTCACATTGGTTTTAGCGATGACGATTTCCATGCGTTCCCTGAGCAAAACGTGGTCGCACAACGTCACCTAGCGATGCGTGGTCATGATAAAGAGCCAATTACAAAGCACAGTTTGTCGGATCACAAACGTAAAGTTACAATGAACAAAGACATGGACACCATGCTGTTAGAACTGACACGCAATAAGAAAGCCAAATGATGGACGAACTTGACCCAACCCAAGATCCCATGATCACTGAGAATGAAGATGGCAGTGCTGATGTAGACATCCCTGACGACTTGGCTGACATTGAGGAAATGCCTGACGGGTCGGCGGTGGTGACGATGCCGAATGACGGCCCTGAAGAGAACCCAGACTTCTACTCCAACATGGCGGAGTCATACGACGAATATGATTTGTCCAAGTTGGCGATGCGCTACAGCGACTTGCTCAAGACGGACAAGTCAGCGCGTGAACAACGCGATAAGCAGTACGAAGAGGGTATCAAACGCACGGGTATGGGGAATGATGCCCCCGGTGGTGCTACCTTCATGGGTGCATCGAAGGTGGTTCACCCTGCAATGGCTGAAGGCTGTGTTGACTTTGCCGCCAAAGCGATCAAAGAGATGTTCCCCCCAGACGGCCCAGTCCGCACCAAGGTGCTGGGCAAGATGGACGACATCAAAGCTGAGAAGGCAGAGCGTAAGCGCGACTATCTGAACTGGCAAATCACGGAGCAGATTGAAGAGTTCAGGGATGAGCAAGAGCAGTTGCTAACTCAGTTACCTTTGGGTGGTTCACAGTACTTCAAGATCTGGTTTGACGAGCAGAAGAAGCGTCCTTGCGTGGAGTTTGTTCCAATCGACAGGATCATTCTGCCGTTCGCCGCGAGTAACTTTTACACAGCGCAACGCGCCGCTGAGGTGCATGAGATCACAGCGTGGGAGTTCAATCGTCGAGTAGCTAGCGGTATGTACCGCAACATCGACATGATCCCTAGCACGATGGAACCTGAGATCACAAAGGCTCAGAAGGCTAACAACAAGATTGAAGGTAAGAAGTTCGAAGACAACGAAGACGGACTGCGCAACGTCTACCACATCTACACCTATTTGGAGTTGGAAGAAGACAAGTACTCCAAGGGTGAGATGGCTCCATACATCTTGATGATTGACGAGTTGGACAATGAAGTCATTGGTCTGTACCGTAACTGGGAAGAGCAAGACGACACCATGACCAAGCTCGATTGGATCGTGGAGTTCAAGTTCATTCCGTGGCGTGGTGCATATGCTATCGGCTTGCCACATCTCATAGGAGGCTTGTCAGCGGCTCTTACAGGCTCTCTACGCGCTTTATTGGACTCTGCCCATATCAACAATGCGGCAACCATGCTAAAGCTCAAGGGAGCGAAGATGTCGGGTCAGTCCCAACAGGTGGATGTGACGCAGATTGTGGAGATTGAAGGCGCACCGGGCGTCCAAGACATTCGTCAGATCGCTATGCCTATGCCGTTCAACCCACCGTCGGAGGTCTTGTTTAGGCTCCTAGGCTGGCTTGACACAGCGGCGAAGGGGGTAGTGTCCACCTCAGAGGAAAAAATCGCTGACGTCAACGCTAACGCCCCTGTAGGTACTACTCAAGCTTTGATTGAGCAAGGTGCGGCGGTGTTCTCATCGATTCACGCACGTTTGCATGAGTCACAAGCTCGTGTGCTGAAGATCTTGTGCCGTCTGAACCGTTGGCACTTTGACGAGATGCGCAAGTCTGACGTGGTGGCGGATCTGGAAATCAGCCGTGAAGACTTCCAAAAGAACACGGACGTTATCCCTGTATCTGATCCGCACATCTTCTCTGAGACACAGCGTATGGCTCAAATGCAAGCTGTGTTGTCTTTAGCGGATAAGCACCCTGAGCAGTTCAACATGAACAAAGTTCTGGCGCGTTCACTAAAGCAGATGAAGATCCCGAACATCAATGAGTTGATGAAAGATGTTCCTGCACCTGAACAGCGTACTTCTGCGGACGAGAATGCGGCTATGTTGATTGGTCAACCAGCGTATGCGTACATGCAACAGGATCACATTGCTCACATTCAGGATCACTTGCAGTTTGCGATGAACCCATTCTTGGGTCAGTCACCATTTGCAGATCCAAACTACCTGAACAATTTGATCGAGCACATCAAGCAACACATGACGTTGTGGTACTTGAATCGTTCTAACGGTTATGTAGCGCAGTCTCGCGGTGGTAAACCCGTGGACAACTACGACGATCCATTGCTCACAGGTACCATCGACCAGCTTTACACGGCTGTTGGTGCTCACGTAACGATGGACACTAAGGAAGTGTTCCAACAGTTTGCTCCAGCGTTCCAGCAGTTGATTCAACAAGCTCAGAAGCGCCAGCAATCACAGAAGCAATCACTACCACCAGATGCGCAAGTCGTCAAAGACACAAGCATGGCAGAGACTCAGCGCAAAGCCGCGAAGGATCAAGCCGACTTGCAGTTTGACGCAAAGCGTTTGGAGTCAGATATGCAGAAACATGCGATGGACAATCAAACAAAGATTGCCATCGAGAATGCAAAGCTTACACATCAAGCAATTACGGATATTGCACTGTCGCAACCCCCGCAATCTGCGCCTACAATGGGCGCACCAACGGCAGAAATGCCACAACCTCAAGGAGTCCCAAATGGCAACGTCTGATCAAGAACAAAAAGGTATCAATGTACCCCAGCACAAACGCATAGCTATGGGCGAAAAGCTCGATGGTCAAAGCATGCAACCTAAGGGTGGTAACAAGCCCCAAGGTGGTTTGTCACAAGCTAAGAAAAAATGATTGAACAACTGATCCATGTGATCAGACTTCGACAAGCAGAATTGGCGCAGTCCCTTGCCTTGGGGAATGCGTTCAACTGGGAGTCATACCAAAGGATGGTCGGCGAATATCAGGGGTTGAAATACACCCTTGATGCGCTTGACAACATCCTGCGAGAGCAAGAAGGTAGAGAAGATTAACCCCAATCCTTGGGGCTAAAGGCCGCGCTGAAAAGTGCTTTAACGATGCACCTGAAATATGGTGATTTTTAGGAGTGAGTATGAGTGAAAGAGAACCGATCCCGACGATTTCGGGAAGTGAAGGCGTACCTGATCAGCAGGAGCTAAAGTGGGCGTTCCCAGATGTGAACCCGGGGCAAGCGCCATATGGTGGTCGAGTAGTTGTTCAACTACGTCGTATCAAAAAGACAACTGCTAGCAAGATCATTTTGGTTGCCGAAACCAAAGAGACTGAGAAGTGGCAGAACATGATTGGTCGAGTGGTGGCGATAGGGCCTTTAGCCTTCAAAAACCGCGACACCATGCAACCGTGGCCTGAAGGTAGCTGGGCAAACGTAGGCGACTACGTCCGAGTACCCAAGTGGGGCGGTGATCGTTGGGAGCGCGAAGTTCCTAATGAAGAGGGTAACGAAGACCCTGTCCTTTTTATGACCCTAAACGACCATGAATTGATTGCGAAAGTCACTGACGATCCGCTTTCATTCAAAGCCTATGTTTAATCGGAGAATTTCATGAGTACTGAAGACAAAAAAGACGTAGATTTGAACATTGAAGAGACGAAAGACGGCTCTGCAGTGATTGATCTGCCAGAAAGTATGCTTTCTTCTGACGATGCGGACGGAATTGTCGAAAGACGAGACGGCGGTGACGTATCTGTAGAGGAAGATGACCATCCTGACGACACTGATGCTGTGAGAGCGGCAAAAAGAGCGCGTCGTAGGTCGAAAAAAGATTTGATTCGCAAGACGAATGAGGAAAAAGATGCGCGTTTGCAACAATTGCAACGTGAAAACGAAGAATTCAAACGTCGTTTGTCAAATGTGGAGCGTGAGACTAAGAATAGTCAGATCGCACGTATTGACAAGCACCTAGAAGACCAAAAAGTGCGTTTGGAATACGCCAAGATGAAGCTGTCAGAGGCTGTACAAGCTGGTGACGGTGACGCGATGGTGGAAGCGCAGACGATGTGGAACGAAGCGCAGTCTGCAGTGGGTGAATTTGCCCGTGCAAAGCAACAAGCAGAGCGTGAAGCACAAGGACGCAGTGACACACCAGTCGTTGACCCTACTGTGCAACGCAACGCCGCTGACTGGATGCGCCGTAATTCATGGTATCGCCCAGATACCTCAGACCGTGACTCACAGATCGCCAAAAAGGTAGATGAACTGCTAGTTACAGAGGGTATGAACCCGTCTGATCCTGATTATTGGGATGAATTAGATAATCGCTTGCAAAAAGCATTACCACACCGCTACAATGACAACAACGACAGTAATTCTGCTGTTAGAAAACCGAGGAACGTTGTGGGTAGTTCAGGTCGTGAAGCTTCAGCCGCATATGGTGGTAACAACCGCACACAATTCGTGCTTTCTCCCGAACGGGTTAAAGCTATGAAGGAAGTGGGCGCTTGGGACAATCCTACGCGCAAGAAAGCAATGATCGAAAACTTCATTAAATATGACCGTGCAAACGGCGCTCGTTAACTAATACTTGGAAAACTATCATGACTGAATCACGTCTCAAAAAATCTCTCAATGCTGGTGGACGCAATGATCGCGCAAGCGAGGACGCTACCCGCCGAGCACCTGAAGATAAGTTCATTTCTACGCAGGAACGTCGCAAGATGTGGAGCGAGGAGTGGACGCAATCAGCCTTGCCAAAACTGCCCAATATGGATGGGTGGCACCTTTGCTGGCTTTCGACAACCAACAGCTACGACTCCATCGATAAGCGGATTCGCCTAGGGTACGTTCCAGTTAAATCTGAAGAGTTACCCGGCTATGAAGACTATCGTGTGAAGGCGGGAGAACATGTTGGGTATATCTCATGTAACGAAATGTTACTGTTCAAGCTACCTATGGATGTATTCCAAGAGATCATGTTGCATCATCATCACGACAAACCTCGTGAGGAATCTGAGAAGATTCGTGTTCAATTGGAAAGCTTGCAAGGTCAGCGCGACAGCAACGGTAAGCGACTTGTAGATGTCGAGGGTGAAGGTATTGGTAATTTTGATCAACAGCCAAGCAAAACGCCCGTATTTTCGGGCTAACCCAAGGAGTCTATTATGAGTTCAACCTCTGCTCCATTCGGCTTGCGCCCCGCGTTCCACCCTTCTGGTCTGGATCGCGCACAAGCGCTTGCGAATGGTATTACGTCTGGTTATTCCAGCAACATCTTGAAAGGTCAACCCGTTCAATACGGTACGACCGCTAACTCTGGTACTCTCGGTACCATCATCGCCGCAGGCACAACTGGCGCTATCGCTGGTGCGTTTGCTGGTGTTGAGTTTACCGATACTACTGGTCGTCGCCGTGTGAGCAACTACTGGCCTGCATCCACTGCATACCAGACTGGTTCTTGCGTAGCTTACTTCTACAACGATCAAAACATCGTTTATGAAATTCAAGCTGACGGTTCTATGGCTCAAACCTCAATCGGTAACGAATTCAATCTGAACAATTTGACTGCTGGCTCGACCACTATTGGTCTGTCACAAGCAACATTGAACTCCGCTTCTGCGGCTGGCAATGGTGTGCAAGGTCAAGTTCGCGTGGTTGACCTCGCACCCTACGTTGACAATGCATGGGGTGACAACTTCACCATCGTTCGTGTCGTTATCGCTAACTCGCAATTCTTCGGTGCTGTCACCGCGATTGCTTAAAGCCAAGGAGTAGAAAATGGCCGCACCAATGCGCAGTACGGACTTTAGAAGTATTGTTGAACCTATCCTCAACGAATGCTTCGATGGAGTCTATGACCAACGTGCCGATGAATGGAGCCGTGTGTTCCGTGAAGAAGATGGCATTCCCCGTAACTACCACGAAGAACCCGTCTTGTACGGTTTCGGCGCGGCACCACAGTTGCCTGACGGCACTCCAGTGACGTACCAACAAGGTGGTGTGTTGTTCCTCAAACGCTATGTGTACAAAGTGTATGGTCTTGCCTTCGCTTTGACCAAAGTGTTGGTGGAAGACGGTGATCACATCCGTATCGGTCAAGTTTATGCACGTCACTTGGCACAGTCTTTGGTGGAAACCAAAGAGTTGTTGTCTGCTAACGTGTTGAACACAGCGTTCAGCTCTAGCTACCCCGGTGGCGACGGCGTGTCCCTGACCAATACTGCTCACCCCATCGTGAACGGTACATTCAGCAACCAATTGGCTACATCTGCCAACTTGTCCCAAACTTCTTTGGAACAAATGTTGATCCAGATCCGTCAAGCAGTTGACAACAACGGCAAGAAAATTCGTTTGGTTCCACGTCAGTTGATTGTGGCTCCCGGCAATATTTTCCAAGCTGAAGTTCTCTTGAAATCTGTCTTGCGTACAGGTAACGCAAACAACGACATCAACCCTGTCAAGTCCATCGGTTTGTTGGACGAAGGCGCGGCTGTTCTGTCACGTTTGACTAGCCCAACAGCATGGTGGGTTCAGACCGACGCTCCTGAGGGCTTTAAGCTCTTGATGCGCCGTCGTCTTGAGAAGACTATGGAAGGTGACTTCGAGACTGACTCTATGCGCTACAAAGCGACAGAGCGTTACGACGTTGGCTTCACAGATCCTCGTGCCGCTTACGGTACGGCTGGCGTCTAAAACCAAGTGGGGGCTTCGGCCCCTGCGCTAATAAGGAGCAAGACAATGGCACAAACCTACTATGGTTCTACCCTGCGAGCAGGTTCTGGCACTTTGACTGATACTGTGGATGGCGGCTTTGTCGTCATGTCTCAGACAACCACTGTGACTACCGCCGCCGCAGGTACTGCTACTAGCGCCACTCTGACTCTCCCTGCCTCTTCACAGATTATCGACTTTGTTGCTGATATGGTTGTGAATGAAGCAGTGGGTGGTGGAACCGCTACAACAATCCCTATGACTATCGGTACAGCCGCCGCAGGTACACAATACCTGTCAGCGACAGATGTATTTGCTGGTGGTCGTATCGCTTTGGCTTTTACCGCCGCACAGTTGCTCGCAATGAGCGACATTGGTAGCAATACCTCTGTCGTCGTTACGCTTGACCCTAACGGCACGATCAGCACAACTCAAGGTGTTATTCGCCTGACCGTTGTGTATGCTCAGAAAGTCTAAGGAGAGCAATCATGGGTCAATTTAAACCAATGGTCAAAATGATGACCACCGAGCCTTCAGTTATTCTGAAGCTCAAAAAAGGTGGCAAAGTAGAGCATAAGATGGACGGTGGGTACATGCCCATGCAGTCAACTATGCCTGCTCAAGCAATGCCTGCTCGTGGTGGTCTAGCTCCTGCGGCTAGTCCCATGAAACCGTCTATGGCGGCTCGTCGTAAGGCGATGATGGCAAAGCCTGCTATGAACCCTACCATGATGAAAAAAGGTGGTAAAGCTGACATGCATGAAGACGCCGCTCAAGATCGCGCAATGATCAAGAAGGCGATGGCAGGCAAGAAGTTTGCTACTGGCGGTGTTGTCAACGGTCAAGGTGGTTTTGCCAATGGTGGCATCATCAAATCCACCAAGGGCGAGACAAAGATGGTCACAGCAAAACCTGATCGCTCACCAGCTAAAACTGGCGAAGTGAAAGAAGGTAAGGCTGGTGGTTACGCTGATGGTGGCACCATCAAAGGTGGTAACTGGGAAAACCGTCCTGCTAACACTGCAAAGGCTGGAAAATCTGGTGGCACAACTGGTGAAGTCCGTAAGGGCAACGCTGGTGGTTTCAAGATGGGTGGTTCAACAAAAAAAGCCTACGCGACGGGGGGTACTGTTGATACAGGCAAACCCGTCGCGATGCCCAGAAAGCCAGTATCTCGTCCAATAGCAAACAGTATGCAGTCTGGTACGTTTGCTAAAGGCGGTAAGGTTGAAAAAGAAGAGAAGCCAAACCTTCGACTCTTGAAGACCCATACTGGCCCTAAAGGTGATGTAGCTAAAGTTTATAAAGACAAAGATTGGGGTGAGCATCGTGTGAAGTTCTTCAATCCAGACGGCAAACACCGTTCAGGATCTGACTATCACACCGATGATTTGAGCGATGCTCATGACACCGCAAAGAGTCAATTGAACCGCTATAACACTGGTGGAAGCACCGTAGACGCATCAAAAGGCGCATACGACAAGTCGATTGGCCCAAGCGAGGAAGATATGGACATGGCGAAAGCTATCCGTAGCGTACCGCGCAAGCTGTTCGAAGGTGCCAAGAGCATGATGGGTATGACCCCAAAGCCTGCTGGTAGTGTTACGAAGACTGAGAAATCAGTTACCGTATCTCCTGCTGGTAAAAAGCGTGGTGGTGGTTGCTAAGTAAGGTGGGGGCTTCGGCTCCCACTTTTAAATGGAGAATCGCATGAAAGTGCAAACAGTTTCAAAGACGGGTACTGGATCTAGTTCCGCTTTAGTGATGAATACAAATATCAGCCCCTTCAATGTGGGTTTTGGTGTTGTTGTGACTGGTACGGTTAACTACACCGTCCAGCACACATTTGATGACCCTGCTGTGGGTTTTACGACTTGGTATAGCCATCCTACGATTGCCAGCAAGACTGACAACCAAGATGGCAACTATGCGTTCCCTGTGACTGGTGTCAAAGTTCTGGTGAACTCTGGTGCTGGAACAGCGACCATGAACCTCGTCCAAGCAGGTATTTGATATGCCTTATGTTGGTTACACAGGCGTAGCCAATCAAGCAAATACCAGCGATGGGTTTGCTTTAAATGTGACTGCCGCGAATGTGGTGGGCTCGACGCCGGGCGACGACGTAGGGGACAACGGTGTTGTTGACCTCTACGGCGGTGCGGCACGAGTGAAGTCATACATCCTAATGGAGTCATCGGGATACGTCTTGCAAGAAGACAGTAGCAAAATTGAACTGGAGAGCAACTAATGGCTGACCAAAAAATCTCGGCAATGCCCAGTGCGGCAACGCTTACAGGCGCTGAACTTGTTCCTCTGGTTCAGTCTGGTGCTAACGTGCAATCAACATTGTCTACGTTAAGTGCATTCTCTCGTGGTAATGCTGGCGCTTTCTCAAGCAGTGTGACTCAGACTGGCTCAATTACTGCTGGAACGGCGTTTACATTTAACACTACCGACTATGCTGGTGGCGTGACTTTGGCAAGCAATACGCGAGTGACTGCTCCTGTTGCTGGTACGTATAACCTACAGTTCAGCGTTCAATTAGCATCTAGCGATACAGCGCCCCAAGATGCGTATATCTGGTTGCGTGTGAACGGAACTGATGTTGGTGGTTCTGCTGGTCGTGTGGGTATGCCTGCACGAAAAAACCCAAGTGACCCATTCCATGCAATTTATGGCTGGAATTACTACTTGACTTTAACTGCTGGTCAGTATGTTGAAATTATTTGGTTGCCTACTGCACTGACTGTTACAGTTCCGACTTATGCGGCGCAAGTAACCCCTACTATTCCATCGACACAGTCCGTCGTTGTAACCATGAGTCAGGTGGCATGATGCCAAGCAAGTCCGCCGCTCAACACAAATTGATGCAGATTGCCGCCCATACCAAGGGTGGCTTTGGTGGTGTCCCTCAGAAAGTCGGCAAAGAGTTTGTGCAAGCAGACAAAGGAAAAGTCATGAAAAAAGCAAATGGTGGATCTATGGATCCACGCGACTACGACAGTGACGTTGACTACTACCAAGCTACTGGACGCCTCAAAGATGAGAATGATGAGACTGAGCCACAACAGCCACCTCGTCGCGCTATCATGGCTGAACAGAAACGAAAAGACAAAGCTTTAAAGAAAAACTCTGCCAACTATCAGGCAAGCGAGATGTATCGCCCTACAGACAAAGCAGAATCTTTGAAGCAATTTGAACGACTCAGTCGTCGCAAAGAATCAAACAGTTTACTCAGTAGGGTAAAAAGTCTTTCAAAAAGCGATGATGTTGCCGCTAGAGCGGTTGCAAAAAATCTGCGTTCAGAATGGTCTAAAAAAATTGGTAAAGGGAAACCCGCACCACTTA